TTGGTTCTTACATTTATGGCTGGCAAAACATAGAGATGACATAACATGGCAATTGCAACCTACAACGATCTAAAAACTACCATCGCTAACTACCTTGGTAGATCAGATTTAACATCGGTAATCCCTGATTTTATAACACTTGCAGAGACCCGATTACAACGAGATTTGCGTACTCGACTCATGTTAAAATCCGCTACCGCTACGATGACAGCAGCAGATAGCACAGTAGGATTACCTACAGACTTCCTAGAGATGCGTAACTTGTTTATCCAAGGAAGCCCACGAGTAACAGTAAGCTATCTAACACCTAGCGCATTTAGCAGAGATGCAAGAGCGCAAGAATCAGGCAAGCCAGTTTATTACACCGTTATCGGTCAAGAACTACAGTTTGCACCAATCCCAGATACAGCCTATGTGCTAGAAATGCTTTACTTCTACAAGCCAACCGTATTGGCTACAGGCAATCAATCGAATGTATTTTTGGCTAACTATGCAGATGCACTTTTGTACGCATCGTTAGCAGAAGCAGAACCTTATCTTATGAATGATGCTCGTATTCAGACTTGGGCAGGTTTATACGATAGGGCAGTAATCAACATTAACAATACAGATGAGGCCTCAGAGTATTCTGGAGTTCCTCTACAAATGAAAGTAACTTCACGATAAGGACTAATCATGGCTGCAATGTCAAACTATTTAGAAAATGCTCTAATCAACGCAACTCTGCGTAATACAAGCTACACATCACCATCTACGGTTTATGTTGGCTTGTTTACTAGCGATCCTACAGACGCTGGATCAGGCACAGAGGTTAGCGGTGGATCGTATGCTCGTAAGGCCATGACATTTGGATCACCATCTAACGGTGCATCAACAAACTCAGGCGCAGTAGAGTTTGACCAAGCTACAGGAGATTGGGGAACAATTACTCACTTTGCTATCTTTGACGCATTGACCACAGGAAATATGCTCTATCATGGCGCATTGACAGCATCAAAAACTATTGCAACAGGCGATGTATTTAAGTTTGCATCAGCAAGCGTAACAGTAACTTTAGCCTAAGGTGAATAATGTCTACTATCGTAACAAGAGCAAGTAAAGGCTCTCCGCTAACACACAATGAAGTAGACGCAAACTTTACTAACCTAAACTCTGACAAATATCAGTCAGGCGATGCTGTAACATTTGCATCAGCAGTAGTTACTGGGTCTGCTAGTCTTAACGGCACAAGCATCCCAAACAATAAAACGCTTGTAGTAACCACAGACATTGGCTCAACAGTCCAGGCTTATGATGCTGATACGGTTAAGTATGACGATGCAAACCCATCGTTTACAGCGACTTCTGCGATCAAGATTCCAGCAGGAACGACAGGCGAAAGACCAGCAGGTGTCGCAGGTAAGTTACGCTTTAACTCCACAACAAGCGAGTTTGAAGGATACAACGGCACAACATGGTCATCTGTCGGTGGCTCTGCAATCAGCAACGATACATCGACTTCTACCGATATTTACCCTGCCCTAGTCAATGCTACGACAGGAACAGCTACAAACCTATATACATCTAACGCTAAGTTACTCTACAAGCCAAGCACAGGAGACCTCAAGGCATCTCAGCTAGTCGCTACCAATGGCTTAGTAGTAAACAGCAATGCGGTTTCAACAAGCTACACCATTCCAACAAACTACAACGCTATGTCGGCAGGAACTGTAACCATCAATAACGGTGTTACTGTTACTGTACCTAGTGGTAGTCGTTGGGTAATCGTATAAGGATACATAATGCCATTAGTCTTATCAGGTTCAACAAGCGGATCAATTACTGTAGATGCTCCTGCGGTAGCTGGTACTAATACGCTTACGCTCCCTGCAAGCACAGGAACAATCCTTACAACCACATCGCCTAAAGCTGGTAATGTAATTCAAGTGGTTCAAGGGACTTATTCAACAGAAACTACTAATAGCACATCCACATTTGCTGATACTGGGCTTTCTGCATCTATTACCCCTTCAGCAACTTCAAGCAAAATACTTGTATTGGTACACCATTCTGTAAATCATAAATCTGCTGGTAGTGCAGATAATTCTTTAAGTTTAAGAATTGTAAGGGGAAGCACAACTATCGTTACTTTTGCAGACTATCTTGGATATACAAATTCAGCATTATTAGTTCAGTTTTCAGGTAGTTATTCTTACTTAGATAGTCCATCCACAACTTCTTCAACAACCTACAAAACACAATTTGCAAGCACATTCAACTCAAATCAAGTAAGAATTTGCTCAAACAACACACCAGCTACAATTACTTTATTGGAGATTGCGGCATGATTGATTTTACAGACGCTCTCTATAAATTAAATCCATCCGTAGTTCGCACAGTAGGCGAAACAGCCTACGATGCCGATGGTAACGAAGTCGCATACGATAAAGAAGCAGTTCAGGCTTATGTAGATGCTCATGCTTATATTGCTAAAAGAGCAGCAGAATACCCGCCAATTACAGATTACCTTGATGGGATCGTAAAAGGCGATCAAGCACAGATTGATAAATATATTGCAGACTGTTTAGCAGTCAAGGCGAAATATCCTAAAGGAATAGCATAATGGCAAGCATTATCAATGCAACCACTACCAACGGATTAGCAGTAACTCCAGATAACTCTGGTGAACTACGACTACAAACCAATAATGGTACTACTGCGGTAACTATTGATACTAGTCAGAATGTTGGTATTGGTACTAGTAGCCCTAGCAGTAAACTAACTGTTAAAGGTGCAATTCGACATGAATTTGCAAACAATACTGCGTTATACACGACATTAAATTATGATGGTATTTCTGTTGTTGGAGCGCAAGATGCTTATTATCTTGTTGCGTCAGGACAAAATCAAACTTGGTATGTAGGTGCAACAGAGCGTATGCGTATTAACTCTGCTGGTACTGCACTTTTTGGTAAAACAACCGATTCATTAGCCGTAGTTGGAACATATATTTCCCCAGCAGGAGAGGTTGGTATTACGCAATCAGGCGGCGCTCCATTATTTATGAATAGGCTTGTGAATGATGGAACTCTTGTGCAGTTTCGGCAAGACGATACTGCTGAAGGTTCAATCTCTGTATCAGGAACTACTGTTTCTTATAACGGTGGACACTTAGCTCGCTATGCTCAGACAACTGCACCAAAAGACGAATCATTAGTCAAAGGCACAGTATTGTCTAACTTAGACGAAATGAATGAGTATGTTGATGCAGAAGGTAATCCAGTTCCTAACGAACAGCTAAACAAAGTCAAGGTTTCTGATGTAGAAGGTGATGTCAATGTCGCTGGTGTATTCGTAAACTGGTCGCATGACGAACAACACAATGTCGATGAAATCAATATGGCGATGACAGGCGATATGATTATTCGTATTGCAGAAGGTGTTGTAGTTCAAAAGGGCGATTTGCTAATGTCTGCTGGCGATGGAACTGCTAAACCACAAGGCGATGATATTGTTCGCAGTAAGACTATCGCTAAAGTAACCTCAAATCATGTAACTTGCACATACGAAGACGGTTCTTACTGTGTTCCATGTGTATTAATGGCTTGCTAAAGGAAGATTATGCCTATCACGCTAGACGGCACAAATGGAATAACAACTCCATCATACGGTGGTGCAGATACTGCTGAGTATCTTGTGCCAGTTACACAGTTTAAGAATCGTATTATTAACGGTGCGATGATGATTGACCAGCGTAATGCTGGTGCTAGTGTTACCATTACTGATACAGGCGCACTTACTTATACGCTTGACAGATGGTTTGGATATGGTTCAGCAGCATCTAAATTTAGTATTCAACAAAATGCTGGTTCAGTAACACCGCCAGCAGGATTTAGTAATTATCTAGGAGTTACTTCAGCATCTGCTTATTCGGTTACTTCTGGTGATCTGTTTTTTATTGGTCAAGCTATTGAAGGATTTAATACTGCTGATTTAAATTGGGGAACTGCTAACGCTAAAACAGTAACACTTTCATTTTGGGTTCGTTCTAGTTTAACAGGCACATTTGGAGCTAGTGTTCAAAATAGTGCATCTAGTAGATCATACCCATTTAGCTTTACTATTTCATCAGCAAATACTTGGGAACAGAAATCTGTAACTATCGCTGGAGATACAACAGGCACTTGGGTTGGTGCAACTAACGGCATTGGTTTAAGATTGTTTGTAAGCCTTGGCATGGGTTCTACTTATAGCGGAACTGCTGGAGCGTGGGTTGGAAGCGATATTCGTTCAGCCACAGGAGCAACATCCGTAGTAGGCACAAACGGAGCAACCTTCTACATCACAGGAGTTCAACTCGAAGTAGGCTCTACCGCTACTAGCTTTGATTACAGACCGTATGGAACTGAATTGGCTTTGTGTCAGAGGTATTTTCAAATTAACAAAAGAATATCAGGTATTACTGCTGATACCACAACTGTTAATTGCAATCTTATTTATTATTGCACCATGAGAGTTGCTCCAACTTTAGGGCAACAAGGAGTCATTCAAATAAATGACAACGGTGTAAATTCTACTCAAAGTTCAGTAAGCATTACATCTTTAAATAGTGATAACGAAGGAACTTTTGCACAATTAGGCAATTTTAGCGGATTAACAGCAAATAGACCTGCTATTTTAAGATTAAATGCAAATACAAACGGAATAACACTAAGTTCGGAGTTATAAAATGTATAGATTATTTCGCTTTGAAAACCAATATGTATCGGTAACTCGTTTATTGGATAACACATCTATTCCATTTGTTGTAGAAAACACCGACTACGCAAACTTCAAAGCAGACATCCTAGCTGATAAAGCTACGCTACAAGACGCTGATGGTAATGAGATGTCAGCAGAACAAGCTAAAGAATTTGTATTAACCTTACCATAATGTCTAAATATACAGATCAGTATGTTCTCTACGGATATTGGGATTACGGTTATGCCGAAGGCGATGTATTAGCTACAGAAGGTAGCGCATCCATTACAGGCATTGGTACAGTAAATGCCGTTCCTAGCGCAATATTTGTAAGTAGCGCATCTGTTACAGGATCTGCATCTGTAAGTGGCGAAGGTATCCGTTTACGACTTGCCGAAGCATCTATTACTGCCGATGCCTCTATATCGGGCGAAGGTATTCGTTTACGGTTAGCAACCGCATCCGTTACAGGTAACGCTACTGCTAGTGGTCTTGGTGGTATTGTTGCACAAGGCGCAGGAAGTATTACAGGACTAGCCACCATTGGTGGCGCAGGAAACGGCATATTTGTTGGTGCAGGATCTTTAACAGGCACAGTAACATTTACTGCTACAGGCTATATTTATGGAGAAGAATGGACTAATTCTTCTGTAGGCGCAAATACATGGACAGAAACTGCTGTCATAGCAAATGTTTGGACAGACAAGACTATTGGAAATAACACATGGCTAAATCAGTAATTCAGTTTGATGAGTGGCTACCAGATCAGCCAGGAGTAGCTGGCGCACTACAAGAGGCATACAATGTCGTTCCTCAGGCAGTAGGTTATGGAACATTACCAACCTCTGTAGACTTGTCGGCAGCAGCAGATACTAGCCTAAACAATGTATTTGTTTCTAAATACGCAGCTAGTTCTACATTGTTTGCTGGTAGCTTTACAAAGCTATATAAGTTAGATACAACAGACTTAAGCCTAGATAATGTGTCTAAGTCTGGCAACTATACAAGCACAAACAGATGGAACTTTACTCAGTTTGGATCGTCTGTAATTGCTGCAAACGGAGTAGCAAAATTACAACGGTGGAATTTAAGCAGTTCTACATTA